GACAACCCTAACTGATGAGTTTTAATGTGTATCTTTTATTATTCCTACCTTATATGCTCTTTTTATAAGAGAAAAGCAGGAACTGCACGAAACAAGTCATCATAGACCTCTTACTATTCCTTTTAACCCTAAAAGGGTAAAAAATGTTATTATAATATAATATTTTTTCTTTAAGTTGATTTATAAAAAAATAGGCATTTTAAATCTTCAAGGGTGTAAAATACATTTAAATTATTTTTGTGATGAATTTGAAGATGACGTATCATCTCCAGATGAAGCTGTATCACTTGACGTTAAGTCATTTAATAATAATTCACTATTATTAGAGGGGTCACTAGATTCATTGGTTATATTTTTTTTATATGTAACTATATTATTTCTTGAATACCAATATTTATAAATAAAATAACCAATACATACCAAAACAATTAAAACCAATATTAGAATCCAAATAGATATTTTATAACTAAATATCGAAATTTTATAGTTAAAAAAACTTGAAGATTCTTCTTCATTTGATTCACCAGATTCATTATTTTGTCCTGAAATTTGAACTTGATTATTTATTTTAGTATTGGGATTAGTATTTTGAACAGGACTATCTAGTTTAGAACTTTTTGGAATTTTTAATGTTTTACTTGTTTTTGTTAATTTTGAAACTTGTATATCATTTATTTTATTGTCATTTATTTTATTATCATTTATTTTTACTTTATTTTGTACCATATTTATATTTGGTTTATCAATTGGAGAATGTACTTGCTCAAATACATTTTTTTGTGTTGGACTAAGGGAATTTTCATTAATTGAACTTGTTATTGATTCAATTATATTATCTTTATAAAATTGTGTATTTGTATTTTCACAAACTTTTCCTACATATGGTCCATATGACATATATATATCTCCTACAAAATCACTTTGTTTAATATCCATAACTTATAATATAATTTATATTATGGAAATAAATATATAAAAAAAACGTATTATATTAAAAAAATAAAAAAATTGATAATATTAATAAATAAATTTAAGTATATAAATTTAATTATTATTAATAATATTTTGTACAATGGATACAAATTATAATAAAGATAAAATACCTTGGATTGAAAAATATAGACCAAAAAAAATATCTGAAATTGTTTCACAAAATGAATCAATAAGTATTTTAAATAATACATTAAAAACTGGTGAACTACCACATTTACTTTTGTATGGTAGTCCTGGTACTGGTAAAACTAGTTTAATATTAGCATTATGTAATGAACTTTTTGGACCAGTTAGAGTTAATGAAAGAGTTATTGAATTAAATGCTTCTGATGAAAGAGGAATTAATATTGTTAGGGGTAAAATTATTGAATTTACAAAAATTGCAATTGGGACCAAAGACCCAAAATATTTATGTCCTGATTATAAAATAATTATTTTAGATGAAGCAGATGCTATGACAAAAGAAGCACAAGCAGCATTAAGAAAAGTTATGGAAGAAAATTCCAATATAACTCGATTTTGTTTTATTTGTAATTATATTAATCAAATAATTGAACCTATTAATAGTAGATGTGTTAAAATTAGATTTAAACCAATTGACAAAAATAATATGATTAATAAACTTAAATCAATATCAACTAATGAAAATATTAATATAAATTCAGAAGCATTAGAATGTATTTCTGAAATAGCTAATGGAGATTTAAGAAAAGGAATTTTAATGTTACAAAATATTAAATATATAAAAAATAATATTAATCAAGAAAAAAAAATTACAAAAAATGATATTTATGATATATCAAAATATATATCACAAGAAGATATGAATAAATACATTGTTAATATAAAATCTAATCGTAATATTTTAAATATAATAAAAGTAACAGAAGAAATAATTAGTAATGGTTTTATTTTTAATTCAGTTATTAATAAAATAATACATTATGTAATTACAAATGATGATTTTAATGATAAATCAAAAGCAAATGTATTATTTGAAATAAGTAATATTGAAAAAAATATTAATGATGGTGCTAATGAATATATTCAATTATTAAAATTAATTACTATGATTAGCGAATTATAAATGTATATTATTAACGTATATATGTTTGACCTTGTTGATTTATATATGGTTGGGATTGTTGATTTATATAGTTTGACATACCATTTAAAGTTGGACTTGTTATTTTTTGACTATAATTATTCATTGTATTACCCATTGCCAATGTTCCCCTATTAACTTGTTGTCCCAAGTAAGATGAACCTCTTCCTGCTGATGATTTTAATCTTTCCCAACCTGATTTATTTAAATCTTCACAAGTATCACTTTTAAAAAATTCATAAAATACATAAAATAAAAATAATACTAAAATACAACAAGCAAACATACTCACTCCTGGTTCAAATAATTTATTTATTTGAAAATTAAATCCTATACTTAATAGACAACACGCACATATTAAAATCACAAATAAAAAAATTGTTTTGAAATTAAAATTGAAACTTGATTGTTTAGGTAAAGTTTCTGTATAATCACTTAATTTATCCATATATATATATATATGGTTTTATATAAAATATATTCAAAAAAATTAAATTATATAGTTTTTTTGTTTTTATATTTATAATAATTCTTTTTCTAATTCTCTTTCTAATTCCAATTCTAATTCCAATTCTTTCTTTTTTTCTTTATCCTTTTTATTCTTTTTTTTTAAAGTTTTTAATAATGATTTTTCTTTGGTTTTAACTTTTTTTAAATTATTTTTTTGTTCTAAATAATCCATATTTATTTGTGATGATTCATTATTATTTTCTGATTCATTTAAATTTTCTTTTTTAACTTCTACTTTTTTTAATCCATTAATTGCTTTTAATATTTGTTCAGTATTAATTACTAATCCATTTGGTTGGGATTGAGATTGAGATTGAGATTGAGGTTGGGTTTGAGATTGGGATTTTAATTGGATATTAATTTTACCACTATTTAATAGTGATGTTCCTTCTGAAATTTGATTTAAAAAAGGTAATTTTTGATTTGGTAATATATTATGGATATTTTTTTTTGAATTAAAACCAAGTTTTGAAATATGTTCTTGATTTGAATTTAAATTTGAATTTGAATCTATTGAATTATTTTTAACAAATGATGATAAAATAATTTTTTTAAGGTCTTTTTTTTCATCTTGTTTAATTAATAATAACACCAAGTTTATTTTTATAATATTTGTTTGCATCGTATCCATTTTAATCGGCATAATACGAATATTTGATATTTCAAAAATGATTGAATAAGTTAAATCTGAATTTAAAGTATCATATTTTAATTCATTTCCCTCATTGTCTACTAATAATGTTGTATTATTAGTAAAAAAAGAAAAAATATATGGATATTGTTCAGATTCTTTCCAAGGATAATCAACAGATAAATTTTCAAATGTTAAACTAAATTTTTCAATCAAATAATTACCAATGTCTTTAATATAATCTATTAAATTCGATATATTATCATTTTTATTATTCATTAAAAATCTTATTGTTTTAAAGTCAGAATAATTATTTGAATATTTTAAACTAGGAACACTAAACCAAAATTTATGAAGTGGTTCAGATATTTTATTATTGTATATTTTATAATAACATTTTGTATTTGATATGATTTCATGATCTAATTGAGATTTTTTAAATTTTAAATTATAATTTGTTAAAATATTTTCTTCCATAATAATCTTTATGCTTTATTAAATATAATAGTCAAATTTTTATATGAGTTGGTTTATAAAAAAATTTTCAACTCATATATTCCAAAATAAATTTTGTTTTATTTTGTTCTTTAATATATTTTTTTTTTAATTTATAATTTATTTTTTCCAATAAATTATTTGAAATTCTATAAGCAATATCACAAAATATTTTTTTTATTTCTTCTAAATCTTCAATTTCTTCTAAATTAAAATTTTCTATATCAAATTGCGGTTTATCTAATTTATATGTTTTAATTATTTCATTGTATAAAGTAAAAACTTTATCATTTAAAGTTATTTTTGTGAATTTAATTTTGGATATGATTTTGGCATTATCTTCAAACAGCAAATTTAAAAAATCTAAAACATCATTATAATATTTTTTATTTTTTTCTTGAATTAATTTGTTAGATTCGTCTATTATATTTTGTGTTGATATAACAATATTTTTAATTTCCATATTTAAATATAATTATTATTATATATATATTATAATTATGAGTAAAATTCAACATTTTAATATTGAAATGTCAATTAATGATAAAAGAACTATAAAGGGTTTTGAACTAGATAATAAAATAAAACTAATTTTTATTTCTGATCCAGATATTAATGTTTCATCTTGTTCTATAGCAGTTGGTGCTGGCTATTTACAAGATGAATATCCTGGAACAGCACATTTTCTTGAACATTTATTATTTATGGGTAGTGAAAAATATCCTGAACAAAATGATTATCATTCATATATTCAAATTAATGGAGGACAGGATAATGCATTTACATCTGATAATATAACTTGTTATTATTTAGTTTTAGAAACTTCATTTTTAAAAAAAGGTATTGAAATGTTATCGTGGTTTTTTCGTGCTCCACTTTTAAATGAATCTCATATTGAGTCTGAGATGGAAATAATAGATTCAGAACATAATAAAAATATTTTAGATGATGAATGGATTATGGATGATATTTTTAAAAATTTCATTAAAAATGATAGTAAATATAAAAATTTTGGTACGGGAAATTTAAAAAGTTTAGATGGAATACAAAAAAAAAATATTATGGATTTTTATAATAAATACTATACTACAGATAATTTGTATGTATGTGTAGTTGATTCGAAAAATATTGAGCAAATGATAACTGAATATTTATTGTATTTTGAAGAAATCCCAATTAAAGTTTACAATGGTTCTGATAGATTTCAAAAAGACAATTTGGAATTGATAAATGAAAATTTAATCATTTTTAATTCAAGTTCTGATTATTTAATTTGTAATTTTTATTTGATTTTTAAAATTGATGAAAAAAATTTAATTGAATATCAATTACTTTATTTTATAAGTTATCTAATAGGTACAGAATACTATAATTCTTTTGCTTTTTATTTAAAAGAAAAAGATATCGCTAAAAATATATCATCATCTGTTGAATATCTATTTGATTATTCTGCAGTTATAAATGTAAGATTAATTATGGTTAATAATAATATAGATAAAATATTAGAGTCATATTATATTATTTTAAATTTATTAGAACAAATAATAAACATACCCAAATCAAAATTTATTGATATTTACAATAATTTTATTAAAATCAAAACTTTAAAATTATTATACGATTCTACAAGTGATCCAGTATCAATTTCAAATTATGTTACTGAAAATATGATTAAAGGAAACTTATCTGAATCAATTATTAGAAATAATAAAGTACCTGAATACAATGACTCAATATATGAAAAATTTATTGAAATTGTTAAAAATATCACAATTAAAATTTCAAGCAATATAAATTTTATGAATATTCCAAAATCAAATTTTATCGAATCAAAATGGTATTTAAGTTCTTATTATATTGATAATCTTATTGAAAATAATGCAAAAATCAAAGAATTGTGTAATATAACTTTTGATTTTAATAATATTATTGCTATAGAAAATTTTTTGGTTAAAAATAATTTGTCTTATATAAGTGATAAATCTTGTATTCCCCAATTAATTCATAAATCTGAAAAATTATGTAGAGAAGTATATTTATTGGAAGTTAATAAATATAATAAACCAATTGGTTCTATTTCTATTATAAGAAAAAATGAGTTATTATTAAACAAATATAATAAAATATTAATGAATATTTATGAAGATATATGTTATAAAATTTTAAATTATTATTTAGAAACAATTGCTGATTATAAGTTAACTTTTAATATGAGCGTCCATAAAGATTGTTTAATTTATAATTTTATGGGTATTGATTATGAATTGAATTCATTCATTATTCAAATAACATCAAAGATATATCCTGATGTAGTTTTATATAACAATAAAAAATCTAAAGAATATTTTGATAAAATAATTCGCGATATAAAAGAATATATAAATAATTTAAAATATAATTCTCCATATACAATTTGTTCTAAATATCTATCATATTTATTAGATAATAATCTAACATCAGAAGAAATTAATAATTATATTGATAAATTAACTTGGGATTATTTTGTTGTGGAAATTAACAAGTGTTTAAAATATACATATGAATATTATTTATTTGTTGGGATTAAAAAATATGGATATAGAATTGAAATTTTATCTAAAGATGATTATGAATTTAATAATGATAATTATATTAAAGATATTATTGAATCATTGGAATTAAATCCAAATAAATATTTATTTAATATAAATATAGATTCTTCACTTAATATTGATACATCTACAGAACAAAATATTTTTAAAAATTACACAATTGAACAGTTTGATAAAAATCCAAATGAAATTAATAATTGTTTAATAAGGTATTGGATTTGTGGAAATAAAATAAATTTAATTTATGACTCAAATTTAAAAAATAAATTAGATATAAATGTCACAAAACAAATTATTAAATCAAAATTAATAATGGAATTTATTTCCGAAATAATTAATGAACCTTTGTTTGATAAAATAAGAACAATTGATAAATTAGGTTATATTGTTAAGGCTGACTATAAAATAATTAGTCCATTATATAATTCTCTTTATTTTATAATTATTTATCTTGTACAATCATCTTATTCTATTGAGAGAATTTCTGAATCAATAATTAATTTTAATAAGTTTATGGTTAAAGACATTAAAACAAATTATGATACATATTCTGAAAAATTTAAATTACTAAAAAAATCAAAATTAATTGATTTGAAAAAAAATTTTTCAAATTTGACTGAAGAATTAAATGCCTATTTAAGTTCTATTGTATCAAAAAATTTTATTTTTAATATTAATGTATTATATTGGGATATATGTTCTGAAATTACTTTTTCTGATGATATAGAACCAATTATTCATCAAATTATTAAACCTAAATCAAAATACTATGATATCATTTATGAAAAAAATTGATAATATTTTATTATAAATATATGATTATATACTTATTATATATTAATGGATCCAGATTTACTTAAAAATCTTAATTTAGATTCTTCAATTAATCAAAATGATCTCCAATTACTTACTCAAATATTAGGTTCAATTGGTTCAAATGGTAATAAAATGCCAAAAATAACAGCAAAAGAACGAAACAATTTAATTAATAAATTATCATCTAATAATACCCTAAATAATATTCCACAAAAGGAACTTAAAGATATGAATGAAAATGAAAAAAAAATATATAGACAAGAATTAAAACAAAAATTAAAAAATAAACAAAATGAAAAAAAAATGTTAAGGACAAGTAATTTAAATAAAAAAAATACTTTTCAAAATGATCCAAATTATTCTGAAGCAATCAATAAAATAACTGAAATGATGAATAATAATCCAATTGCTCCAACAGAATTATCTAATCAACAAACTAATACTGTTGACACATTAGAAAATAAAGAAAGTATTAATTTAGATAATACAAAACAAGAAATTATGATTAATAATATTATTAATCAATCAAGTGAAAAAAATAATGAAAATTCATTTGATGATGATATTAATAATTATCTCAATTAAATTTAGTAAACGTGTGGATTGATGCAGGTTTATCTTTATCATATAATGATATTTTTTCTATGGAATTATCAATTTTATCATTTGTTTTGTTTTCTAAATTATCTTTTAAATTAATTCCTTGTTCATCTTTATTATTAATATGATGTATATTTTTATCATTATTTATTTTATTGTTTTTTTTATTTTTTTCTTTTTTATTTATTTGATTATTTTTATGTTTATTTTTTTTATTAGTAGCATCAATATTTAAATATTGTTTAGATGATGAATCAATAAAATCACCATACACAAAAATTACTATTAAACTTGTAATATCTAACAAAAGTAAAATTAATAATATTATCATAAAATAACCATTTGATAATATTGTATCATACCAAGTTGATATAATATAATAATATATTCCAATTGTTATTAAAATTAATAATATTAAGGGAATATATTTACCTGTCATATAATTTATTATATTTAATAATGTAAACATTAAATTAATATTTGATTATATAAAAGTTTTTATAAATTTACGCAATATTATAATCACTTATAATTAAAAATAAATAAATATAAACACATTTATTTTATAAATAAATTATCTAAATAAATCTTAAACAATGGAAACACAAGAAAATAATGAAATAAAAATTCTAATAGATGCACTTAAATATACTTCTAATATCATTGTTGACTTAACCAATAAACTTACAACTCAAGATGAAAAAATTTCTATTTTAGAAAATAAATTAATTCGAATACAAAAATTATCTATGGAAAATAATTTAAAATTAAAAACTATTGATTTTGACAAGCTAAATCATTTAATAGAATTAACAAATTCAAATGAAATTAATAAAAAAATACATCCTAATTCATCAGATGAAATATCTGAATATATTATTGAAAAAAAAAATAATTATGATAAAAATAATGAATCAAATAAAATAAATACTCAACTAAATAAAAATAACATAAAAACTGAAGTACTTGTTGAAGAATTTAAAGATAAAAATAAAGATAAAGATAAAATTGATAAATTAATTGGTTCAATTGTTAAAAGAAAAAACCTATTAAATCAAATGGTTAATGACAATAATGACAAAAGTATTTTAACACAATATGATAATAATGAAAATAAAAATAATATCAGTGGTATTGATTTAACCATTAGAACAGGAACTACCAAATCAGAAATTATCAAATCAGAAATTGTTGATATTAAAAATAATAATGAAAATTTAAAAAGTAATGAATTTGAACAAGATAAAATAATAAATGCCCAAAATAATGATTTAAATAAAGCTAATAATATATTAAAGCAAATAAGAAAAAGATCTACTTTTGCTAGAAAAATGTAATTAATTTTTATTGAATTAATAATTAATAATATAAAATATTATTAATTATTATTTTATATCAAATGAAAACAAATAACTTTTTTCCTTACACAAAAAATGAAATACTTAAAAAATCAAATGATAAAAACATTATAGTTAATTATAATTGTTATTGTTCAAAGTCATTTTATACTGCTGATAGAGTATTATATATTTTACCTTGTTGTCATATTATTCACGAACATTGTTTTAATGATTATATTTTAAAATATCAATACAAGAAATTATTTAATACTAAAAATATTAATAATATTAATCAAAATGATAATGACAATAATAATAAAATAAATAATCATTTAGAATGTCCTTTTTGTCAAAATCGAATTACAACAGTATTGACAGAATATAAAATTAATTCAAAAAAAAAATATAATCAATATAAAATTGATATAAAATCAGTAAAAATTGATAATACTGCTTCGATAAACTATATGATTTTACCTTTGAGTATTGTTAAATTTACATCACTAATGAATAAATTAATTATAGTAAACAGTGAAAAAGATTTATTAAATACTATTGAATATGTTCTTTCTAGTTTCAACATTAAAATAAATATTATTGATAATACTAAAAACAATCCAATCATTATAAAAAATAATAAAATATCTTGGAAAAATAAAAAAGATAATGATTCTAAATTAGTTATTATTTCAAATCATTCTCATTATATTGACTCTATTATCATTTATTACTTATTTAGATGTGGATTTGTTTCTAGTGATTTTATTAATCAAACAGATATTGGAAGAATTATTTCTACCAAATTAAAATTACTTATTTTTAAAAGAGGTGTTGATACAAATATGGTCGAAAAAATTAAAGGATATTTAAATGAACAAAAAAGAATTGCAATTTATCCAGAAGGAGCTCTAGCAAATAATGAAACACTTATTAGATTTAGAACAGGAGCATTTTATGTCGGGGAAAATATATGCCCGGTTGTAATTAGATACAATAAAGTTATATATGATGATGATTTTAAACAAATGATATTTAAAATTATTACTCAAAATGAAATTATAGTTAATGTTTATATTAATGACTTTTTTTATCCTCCATTCAATGAACAAAAAATTGATTCAATTAGAAATTTTATGGCAAATGTTGGTAATTTAGAAAAATCAAGGGTTTCTAATAAAAATATAAAAGAATAAAATTATTTTAGTTATAAATTTAATTAAATATTATTATAATATAATCTTTACCTTCAATCTTATATAAAAATATTATATATTTTTATATAATGGATGAAATAATATTATATGTTTCTAAAGACAGATCATATTTATTTTTTTGTATCTTTATGGCTTGGTATTTTATTGAAAGAGGATATAAAGTTAAATATTATATAAATGATAAAATGATTAATTTTAAAAATAAAATAATTATACCATTTGGAATTTGTCAACAATCTAATTTTTATAAATCAAAAATATATTATGATTTAGATAATAAAAGTACATGTTATGAAATATGTGAAAAATATAGAAATATACTTGAAATTACGGGTATTAAACTAATTAATTATTATACTAAAGAGTATATTATTAATCGCAAACCAAATATTAAAAAAAAATTTATTCTAAAACCAAATGATGGAAAAGGTAGTAATGGTATAATGTACATTGAAGATAATATTTACCCCTTAATAAATAAATATAAAAATTATCAAATTCAAGATATAATTGATAATGATTGTGGTTTTGAATTTAGTTGTTGTTGTATTAATGGTAAAATTATAAGTCATATTTGTATAAAAACTAAAATAATTAAACGAGATAATTTAGAATATTTTAAAGGAATTACTGGTACAGTTGTTTTTAATAAGAAAATATACAATTTTGCTAAGAATTTTATTCATCAAATTACATATAATGGATTTGCAGAATTTGAATTTATTTCTAAAAAAAAAAATTCTGGAGAAAGAGAAATATATTTTATGGAATGTAATTCAAGAATATCTGGTTGGGTAAATAATGAATATTATTTTGACAAAATAATATTACCATATATTAAAAAATTTTATGGAATTGAAATAAAACCAAAAAAATATGATGAAACAAAAAAAATAATATTTTCAGATTTATCAAGTAGAATTAATTTAATAAAAAAATCTGTAATCAATATTAAAAAATATAAAAACGTTTTAAACAAAAAATATTTTTATTTGGAATTTTTTGAAAGTATATTTGGTTAATTATATAGATTATTTATCTTTCATTCAGAACATTTTAATTTTATATTTTAAATTATATTACACCTTTTTCGTTGAAATCTGGAACACTTATTTTTTATATAAAAAATAAGTTTATTTTGCTAGACTTGAAATAAGTTTATGTTTTGAAGTATCATTGTGTTTATTTAATTGATTTTCACAAAATGAACCAAAATCACAACATTTACAATAATATTTATATTCTTTTTCTCTTTCTTCTTTTGATGAATGATAATTTAATAAATGTATTTTATAATTTATAATATTTTTATGTTTATAATCACATTTATCACATTTATAAGGCTCTTTGTAATCACTTCTTATTTTTCTTTGTCCTGTTTTATGTAATTCTGTATTTATGTGAGCATCCCATCTTGCTTTTGTATTACATTTAAAATTACACTTTTCACATTCATATTTATTTTTTTTTTCTTCCATCTGTCTATAATAAATAGTTATATATTTAAATAATTAATTTTAAAATATATAGAATAATTTATTTATTTTTAAAATATATAGAATTAATTATTTTTATTTAAAGATATAAAAATATTTTCTAATATTATAATATATATAAATGATAAAATCCAAAAAACCTCCCGATAAAATTATTACTACTAAATGTTCTTTAGATAAAATACTTATAGAACCTAATTTTAAACCAATTTTATTTGATGTTTGTTTTAGAACCAATCAAATTGTCATTCACACCTATCAATTTTTAAGACTTTGGATATTACACAAATATAAAAATAATTTAGATATACCATTAATTAATTTTAATACTTTAAAAATGGCTTTTTGTGCCTTAACTATTAATGATAAAGGTGGTAATAAACCACAAGGAGATAATTTAAAGTTATTGGAAGAATTTGAAAAGTTTTATCAAGATCATTATAAAAATTTAAATTATGAAAATAAAATTAATGGTTCTTATTTATCTCAAATATTAAATTCAATGGCTACTGATATGATTACTAATATTGAAAATAATATTAGATTGCACTTTTTTAAATATCTAAATAGATTTGTTAATTCTTCATTTAAAAAACAAAATAATGATTTAGTTGAAAAGGCTGAAAAAGGTAAAAAGACTGAATTAAAAAAACAATTAAATAAAGAAGTGTATGAAATTAAACAAGATTTATTAAACAATACTTTAAATTCTAATCCTAAATATCACAATTGGATAAATACTCATAAGAATAATATTTTTTATAAAGATTTTGTTAATTCTTATGAGTTTGATGTAGAAAATAATCCTCAAAAATATTTAAAATCAATGATTTATATGTGTTTAGAGATTGAAAAATTAGAAACTAAATTATTTCAATTTTTTCCTTTAAGAACTGATATAATTGTCAAATACATTCCTCTTGATAGTAAATCAATTATAGAAATATTTGTCAAAGAAAATAAAGGTAAAATTTTAAGTAATATAGAAAAATATAAAAAGAAATTATGGAGTAAATTTGTTAAAT